ACGTCGGGCACCCCGCTCTCGGCGTGGCCGCTCGTCACCCGGAACCAAGTCGAGGAACTCGCCTACTTCAAGGTCAAGACCGTCGAGCAGTTGGCGGCGCTCTCGGACAGCGTGGCCCAGAAGTTCATGGGCATCAACACGCTCCGGGAGAAGGCCAAGGACTTCCTCCGGGCCGCCAAGGACACCGCGCCGCTCACGGCGATGCGGAAGGAACTGGAGGACCGGGACGCGACCATCAACTCCCAGCAGCAGGCAATCAACGATCTCCAGCAGGCGGTGGCGAAGCTCCAGCAGAAGCGGTAGCCCGAGGGGCCCATGACCTTCACGACGGTCGAGAGCATCTTCAACCGAGTCGCCGTGGAGGTCGGGCTGCCCCGGCAGACGGACCCGTTCGTCGCCGCCCCGCTGGACCCCAACGCCGATCAGCTTCTCACCCTCCTGACCTCGTGCGGGCAGGAACTCACCACGGTGTTCGACTGGTCCCAGCTTCGCCGGGAGCACACCTTCCCCACCGTGGCATCGCAGGAGGCCTACGACCTCCCCGCAGGGTTCGGCCGGATGGTGAACCAGACCGGCTGGAGCCGCACGACCCGGTTCCCCTACGACGCTCTCTCCGCGCAGCAATGGCAGGGGATGAAGGCGTGGGGGCTCGGCATCGCTCCCATCTTCCTCTCGTTCCGACTGGCGGCGGGGAAGTTCAACATCGCCCCAGCGCCGCTGACCATCGAGACCCTCGCTTTCGAGTACGAGTCGAGCTACTGGGTGGCGGCGGCTGGCGCCGCGACGACGAGCAAGGAGGAACCCACCGCCAAGACCGACGTGGTGTGGTTCGACCCGCTCCTCATCACCCGGCTGCTCAAGCTGCGCTTCCTCCAGGCCAAGGCGATGGACTCCACCGCCGCGCAGATCGAGTACGAGCGCACGCTCGACAACCTCATCGGCCGGGACCGGGCGGCGCCCATCATCTCCATCAGCGGGCCGCCCAAGGAGCCGAAGATGCTGGACGAGGACAACCTTCCCGAGACCGGCTTCGGAGCCTAGATGCCGGTCTCCCGCCCTCTGATCCGCAGGCCCAAGACCCCTCCGGCCCATCGCACGGCCAAGTCGGGGCACCTGCCTGCGCCGCTGGGCGGCATCAACTCGTCGGACTCGGCGCAGGCGCTTCCCTCGTCGGATTGCATCTACCTCTACAACCTCTCCCCTGCCGAGAACGGGCTACGGTCCCGGTTCGGGTCGATCCAGCAGGCCACGCTCGCGCTCTCCACCGGGCCGGTGGTGAACGACACGGGCGAGGTCCGCACCGTGATCCCGTTCAAGGGCGCGGCGGCAGACGGGACGCAGGACCGGCTGTTCGTCTGCACCGCGAACGGCATCTACGACGTGACCACTCCCGGAGCAGACCAGATCCGGGTGGCGACGTTCGGCACGACCACCGGGCTCGCCGGATACGGAGTCTCGACCAGCCTGATGGCACCGTCTGGTGGCGTCATTCTCTATACCGACGAGGTGAACGGGTACTACGTTTACACCGCCGGAACGGATACCTGGGACAAGGTTGCAAGTGGAGGCGGCGCGGGTCAGATCAGCGGAGCAGATCCCGCCAACTTCGTGTTCGTGATGGTGTGGAAGAACCGCGTGTGGTTCGTCAAGCGCGACGGGGACGCTTGCTACCTTCCGGTCGGGCAGTTCGCGGGGGCGGTGGCGGACTACACCTTCGGGTCCAAGTTCCAGCACGGCGGCCATCTCGTCGGCCTGTGGAACTGCACCCTCGATGGCGGGGCCGGGGTGGACGACCACCTCATCGCCATCGGTAGCTCCGGCGACGTTCTCATCTATACCGGAACCGATCCGGGCGATCCGTACACCTTCAACCTCCGGGGCTCCTGGTACGCTGGGGCCGTCCCTCCGGGCCGCCGCATCGCCACCGACTTCGGTGGCGACGTGGTCATCCTGACGACGATGGGCGCGCTCCCCATCTCCAAGCTGACCAGGGGGTCCACGATCACGGACCCTGACCTCTACGCCACCCGCAAGGTGTCGGTCCTGTTCTCCCGGCTCATGGCGACCCGGAAGGACTCGTTGGGCTGGAGCATCAAGGCCCACCCCGAGGACAACTCCGTCATCATCACGATTCCGCGCCTGGGCGGCGACCCGCCCCAGCAGCTTGCGATCTCCCTCTCCACGAAGGCGTGGGCCCGATACAGGGACCTCCCGATCTTCTCCTGCGAGGCGTGGAACGGGAAGCTCTACTACGGGACGGTGAACGGCCAGGTCTGGATCAACACCGGATACCTCGACAACATCACGCTCACGAACCCGGTGCCGAAGGGCATCTTCTCGGCGCTCCTCTCCTCGTTCCAGAACTTCAGCAACGGCAACGTCAAGCGGGTCCAGACCATCCGGCCGGTCCTCGTGTGGGAGGGGCGGCTTCCGACGTATCTCGTGGAGGCCCGGTACGACTTCGATCTGACCGAGGTGCTCACCGTCCCACAGGAGTTGAACCCCACCGTTCCGCTCACCTGGGACTCGACGGCGTGGGACGAGGCGGTGTGGGGCGGGACGGCGGTGAGCCGCCGGATCACGGGGGCCCGGGGCATGGGCGCGGCCATCGCCATCGCGTTCCGGTGCATCTCCTACGCCCGCATGGCACTCGTCGGCTTCGACATCACCTGGGACGAGGGGGGCGTCCTGTGATCACGCGAGCCGCTCCGAGAGAGCACTACCCCTGGATCGTGGAGCGGTGCTCGCTCTCAATCACGCCCCAGTTCCGTGCCGTCGAGGCGGTGGGCGCAGACGGCAAGATCCTGGCGATGGTGGGGTACGACCTCTGGACCGAGAACGCGGTGCAGATGCACGTCGCCGTGGACGACCCCCGGGTGTTCCTCTCCCGGACCTTCCTGCACGCCGGGTTCGACTACCCGTTCAACCAGGCGAAGCGCGGTCTGGTCTATACTGTGACCCCGGGCGACAACCACCGGAGCGCGGACTTCCAGGCCGGGCTCGGGTTCACGGTGGTGCATCACCTCCCGGACGGCTGGGCGCGCGGGATCTCCCTGGTGTTCCGGGTGATGCGGCGAGAGGACTGTGCGTGGCTCCACCGGCCACCGGCTCGAAAGGCAGCGTGACATGGCACTTCCCTTCGGCTTCACCCCCAACATCGATCTCCCTACGAACCCGCTGGAGATCCTGGCGATGCAGATCGCCAACGCGGCGCCAGCAGAATCTTCGCAGGCGGCGCCACCTTCGGCGTCCGCTTCGGATCCTTCGTGGGCGGCAACACCTCCGACGCCAAGCAACACCCCGACACCGCCCCCTGTCAGTCCTGGTGGCGGCGGTAGCGGCGGTGGCAGCGGCAGCTGGATCGATCTTCCACCATTTTCCGATCCCGACCCACCTGGTGGCGGCGGTAGCGGCGGTGGCAGCGGCAGCTGGATCGATCTTCCACCATTTTCCGATCCCGACCCACCTCCTCCTCCCGTCCCGATGCCAGGAGGACGGGAGGACCTCCGCAACGTCTGGAGCATGAAACCAGCCTGGGCAAGCGCACTGGAGGCGGGCGAGGACCCGGAGCACTTCAACTATTTCCTCCGGCAGCGGATCCGCCAGGGCAACCTGCCGCGCGACTACGACCCTCGACTCCGTGACCCAGAACTCCCGCCTGCGGGGTCTGGTGAAGCTCCGGCCAATAGCCCGGGTGGCGATCTCAGTGGGAAGGGCGGACACTAGGAGAACGACATGGGCAAGAGCGCACCCGCCGCACCCGACTATACCGCCGCTGCCGCACAGCAGGGGGCCGAGTCCAGGCTGAACACGGAGCAGCAGACCTGGGCGAACCGGCCGACCATCAACACGCCTTGGGGCCAACAGTCCTGGGGTTCCACGCCCGTATACGACCCGGCCACGGACCAGTACCTCAACCAGTGGGAGATGAACGTCAACCTCTCTCCCGACCAGCAGGCGGCACTGGACCAGCAGATGGCGATCCAGGGCGCTCGCTCCGGGATGGCGGCGAACCTCATCGGCAACGCCCAGCAGGAGATGGGTACGCCCCTCGACTGGAACGGGCTCCCGCAGCGGGCTGGTGCGCTCCAGGGCACCGACCAGTACCGGCAGAACGCCGAGGACGCGCTCTACCGGCGGCAGACTTCGCGTCTAGACCCGATGTGGCAGCAGAAGGAGCAGGACCTCCAGACGCAACTCTACAACCGGGGCTACCGGGAGGGTGATGCCGGGTTCTCCCGGGCGCAGGGCGACCTGGGCCGGGCCCGCACGGACGCCTACCAGCAGGCGATGGATCAGTCCATCATCGGAGGCCGGGCCGAGGCGCAGGGGATGCAGGGGATGGACATCGCCGGGGGCGGCTACCAGAACCAGCAGCGCCAGGCCGCTCTCGCGGAGGCGATGCAGCGCCAGGGCTGGAGCCTCAACCAGATGAACGCCGCGCTCTCCGGGCAACAGGTCGCCATGCCCAACATGCCATCGTTCAACACGGCCCAGTCCGCACAGCCGACGCAGTACCTCCAGGCGGCGCAGATGCAGGGCCAGTCGAACCTCGACCAGTTCAACGCCCAGAACGCTCAGATGCAGGGGCTCATGGGCGGTGCGGCGGCGCTCGCCCCCTACGCCTTCTCCGACGAGCGGCTCAAGCGGAACGTCGTGCGCTACAAGCACGCCGAGGTCGCGCCGGGCGTGCCCTTCGCCACCTGGGAGTGGGCTGACACCGGGGAGGTCGGCGCGGGCGTCATCGCGCAGGACGTGGAGGCGGTGTACCCGGATCTCGTCAAGACCCACGAGAACGGGTACAAGATGGTGAACTACGAGGCGCTCCTGGGGAGGGCGGCATGAGCGACGAGATCCAGCAGTACGACGACGACTACCTGAACTCGCTCACCCAGGAGCAGATCGACGCGATGATCGCGTCCGGGGAGATCCCCGCCGAGAGCGAGCTTCTCCAGGAGCAACTCGCCCAGGCGAAGGCGCTTCGGAACAAGGCCATGCCGGAGGGCCGCCAGGCCGGGCGCGTGTTCGTCGCGGCCTCCCCGCTGGAGGCGCTCGCCACCGGCATCTCCAACGTGAAGGGGCAGCAGGGGATCGAGGCGGCTCAGGCTGGGCAGAAGGCGCTCGTCGGCAAGGACTCCGCCGGAGCGAGGGCCATGCTGTCCGGGATGCTCGGGGCCTCCGCCATCAGGAAGAAGCGACGCAAGATGGTGGAGTCCGTTCCGACTCCTGGCGAGATCCAGGCTCCGCAGATGGTCGAGGACGACCTCTCCCCGGAGTACCCGGTCGCGCCCAGGATGGTCGAGTAGGAGGATACGATGGCCGAAGCGGACCTCTACTCCATCTACATGGCCGACGAGCCCACGGCGGAGGAGTACGCCGCGCAACTCGCCCAGTCCATCCGGGGCCGCCAGAGCGCGGCCTCGCTGGGTGCGCTTGGCAGCCCTAGGCTCCAGAAGTTCGGCGCGCAGCAGGCCCAGTTCGCCGTGAAGGACCAGGCAGAACTCGGGGACGTGGGGAAGGCCCGCCTCTCGGAGCGGCGCATGGGGCTCCAGCAGGCGGCCACGCAGCGGAACTACGAGGCGCAGCGCCGCCTCCAGGAGCAGGAGCAGGCCGCCCAGGCGCGCAACTGGCAGGACCAGCGCCGCCTCCAAGAGCGCGGGCTCGGCATCCAGCAGCAGCTTGCCGACTACGGGGCGTGGCAGGGCTACCCGGCCTCCGGCGTGGAGGTCAACAGGCGAACCGGTGAGCAGAGGCCCATCCCCCAGGGCGTCGGCGGTAGGGGTGGAGCAGGCGGAGCTACCCGCCCGCTTCCCAACGCAGACCGCGCCGCGATGGAGCTTCGCAACTCCTCAATCCACATCCTCGACCAACTGGAGCCAGCCTTCCAGGACACCTTCGCGGGGATGCCGCTCACCGGAGGGATACGGGTGCGGGTGAACCAACTCGGCATCGGGGACCAGGACCGGGCGGACTGGTGGAGCAAGTGGCAGAAGTTCATGGAGATCCCCGTCCGCCACGAGATGTTCGGAAGTGCGCTCACCCCGACCGAGAAGGCTGCGTGGAACGCGGCGGAGCGCGTCCGGCTCGCGCTCCAGACGATCCGGGAGGCCACGCTGACCGCTCATCGGGACCACGCGAGAGGACGGGCGCTGGAAGGCGTGTTCTCCGTGCCTGCCCTCCAGCAGTTCGCCGGGAACAACGTGGACCTCTCGGAGTTCATGCCGCCGGGGAGCATGCCCGCTCCCTCGCACGGCCCGTCGCCGCAACAGGGGCCGCAACAGGGGCCGCAACAGCGGTCGCCTTCGCAGCAGGGTCCGCCTCCCCGTAGGTTCCACGGGCGGCCAGAGGAGCGGGTGGACTCGCTTCTGGACGCGATTCGGGGGAGCAACCGATGAACCGCCTGGACCCCTACGGCGCGGCCAAGGCCGGGCGCCAGGAGTACGAGGCGCGCAACGCTCCCCGCCGACCGAAGATCACCTACGACGAAGGGCTGAAGCTGCTCCAAGTACTCCGCCAGGCCGGGGACGAGGAGGGGATGAAGGTCGTCCAGGGGTACATGAGGGAAGCCCTGGGCCGAACCCAGCAGGAGGCACAGCAGGGCATCGTCAACCGGATGGACACGGCCGACCGCTTCATCGCGGGCATGGGCCACGGCTTCAACACGGTGCGTCAGAACGTCACCAATGCGGTGTCACACCTACATCCCGACCTCCAGCAGTACCGTCGTTCTGGTCTAGACCGTGCAGACGACGAGCGGGCGGTGGCCGCCGTGGTCGCCGCGAAGTCCCCGGCGAAGCCCGCCGGGGTCTGGAGGAGGGGTGCCGCCGCCC